GGCAGCGACGAGGCCATCGCGCAGGGCTGCACCTGCCCCGTGCTCGACAACGGGCGAGGACGTGGCGCCTATTACGTCGGCGGGAAATGGATGCACTGGATTGCGTTCGGATGTCCCGTTCATGATGGCGTAAAGTCAACCATCAACAACAACGACGATGCTTGAATATTCGGCAAAGCGCCCGCTAATCCTGGATATTGAGACCGTGCCGATAGCGGCGCACCTCGAGATGCCGTATCCGGAATCGAGCCGATCGGCGCCGGCCAATTATAAGAGCGAGGATGCGATCGCGAAGTGGCGGGAGGCGGACCGGCTCAAGTGGGCCGCGGAACGCGCGAAGGAGTGCAGTCTGAACCCGCGGCTCGGGCGTCTGTTGGTGATCGGGACTAGCGTCGAAACGTTGGTGGTCGACGATCCGGCGCAGGAAGCCGCGGCCCTGACGCGATTCTGGGAGCTGGCGCACGGGACTGGCGGCCGGGTCGTAACGTGGAACGGGTCATGGGACCTTCGGTTTCTCGTGATTCGGTCCCTCGCGCACCGCGTAATGATCCCGCTGCCCCCGTCGACCGTGCAGGGATGGTTTAAGCGGTACGTAACCTTTCCGCATTACGACTGCAAAGCGGTGCTGATGAACTGGGATACGGCGCGGGCCGGCGACGGGCTGAACGAGTGGGCAATCTTTTTCGGGCTCGAGGGGAAGGCCGACGGCATGACTGGCGCGGACGTGTGGCCGATGTATCAGGCCGGCCGCCTCGAGGACGTGGTGCGGTATTGCGAGCAGGACGTCGCGCTGACCGCGGCCATTTACCAACGCATCGCGGCGGTTCTGGCGTGACGGGGTTCCCGGATCGGTTCCGGCGTCGACAGCAGCAAGCCGCGGCGCCGGATGGCCGGCAGAAAAAAGCGCCGCGGCACCTCGAGTCGCTCGAGCAGCGGCTGTTCGTGCAGCGGTTTCGGCTCGATCCGGTGACGCGCTACCTCACCGCGTGTGCCATTCCGAACGGGGGGAAGCGGTCGGCGCGCGAGGCGGCCATCCTGAAAGCGGAAGGCGTCACGGCCGGGGCGCCGGATTGGGTGCTGTTCCATCGGACGCGGCAGTATGTCGGGCTCGCGCTCGAGTTTAAGTCGCCGAACGGAACGGGGCGGGTGTCGCCGGCGCAGGTGGCGTTTCTTGACGGATTGCGGCACAACGGCTGGTCAGTCCATATTGTCAAGACGGCGGTGGACGCCTGGGAGGTGCTGATGCGGTTTATCGAGGGGGAAGCCGGTGCGTGATATGACGGTGACGGAGGCGGCGAAAATGATCGGCGTGTCGCGCGCGCGGGTCTATCAACGGATTACCGGACAGGCCGGGACCTGGGACCCGGGACGGCCGTTGCCGGCGATTCTGGTGCGATCGACTTCGCGGGGGGCGCGGAACGGCCGGCAGATGCGGATCGATTTCGCGTTGGCGCTCGAGTGGCGGCAGGAGCGGTTGGCGGCCGGCCTCGAGGTCGGGCCGATCCCGGCGGCTGATCCCGAGGACGCGGTGCCGGCGCCGCCGGTGATGCCGAGTAAACACGACGCGATCAACGAGCCGACGGTGACGATTGGGTTGCCGACACTGACGCCTTTTTGACGGAGGAACGATGGACGAGACGACGACGACGCCGTGGGTGGAAACGGTGATGGGACTGTCGCATGGACGCCGCATTGTGTCGCATGTGTACCACGATCACCTGCAGCGGGTGCGGTGTGCGCGCGCCCAAGCGGAGTGGGCGGCCGGCGTGTGCGATCTGACGCTCGGGCGGACCTGACCGATGCCGATGCCGACGCCGGCTCCGGGGGAGAAGAAGGACGCGTTTCTGGCGGCCTGTATGGATGATACGGTGATGCTGGACGAGTACCCGGACGCGGCGCAGCGGTATGCGGTCTGCCTGGCGCAATGGGATAAGGACCGCAGCGCAAAGGTCGCCCGGGACACGGGGAGCGGATGGCCGACGAATCCGTTTACGGCATGAGTGCCGCGCCGTGGGTGCGGATGCCGCTCGGGAAGGTGAAGTCGAACCCGAGCAATCCGCGGATTATCAAGGACGACAAGTTCCGGAAGTTGGTGCAGTCGATTCGGGACTTTCCCGAGATGCTTGAGCTCCGGCCAATCGTCGTGGATGCCGAGGGCGTGGTGCTCGGGGGCAATATGCGCCTACGGGCGGCGAAGGAAGCCGGCCTAACGGACGTGCCGGTGATCCGGGCCGAGCACCTCACCGCGGAGCAACAGCGGGAGTTCGTGGTCAAGGACAACGTGGGGTTCGGCGAGTGGGATTGGGACGCGTTGGCGAACGCGTGGGACCGCGACGAGTTGGTGGCGTGGGGTATGGACGTGCCGACCGAGGCCGAGGACAAGGAAGCGTATACGGCGAAAATTGTGGCGCCGGACTACGAGATGACGGGCGAGTGCCCACCGGTCGAATCGTTGATCGATGTCGGCAAGTACGAGGCCCTGGTGACGGCGATCAATAAGGAAAAAGCGTTACCGGCTAACGTGAAAGCGTTTCTTGCGTACGCGGCGACGCGGCATGTCGTGTTCGACTACCAAGCGATCGCGGAATACTACGCGCACGCCCCGGCCTATGTGCAACGGCTGATGGAGGCGTCGGCCCTTGTGATTGTCGATTACGAGGACGCGATCAAGAACGGCTTCGTCGTGTTGTCGGACAGTATCCGTGACGCGATGCTCGACGATTACGAAACGGTTGATGTGTAAGGACTTCGCGGCGTTTGTGCTGTCGAACCGTCGACCGGATCGCGTGTATACCGTGGCCTCGTTGCGGAAGGCCGGGTATACGGGGCCGGTCTACATCGTGCTCGACAACGAAGATCCGACGATCGAGGAATATCGCGCGCGGTACGGCGAGCAGGTCCTGGTATTCGATAAGGAGGCGGTCGGGCGCACGTTCGACCTGGCGGATACGTTTTTTGCGAAAAAGGGGGTCGTCGTGTTTGCGCGCAATGCGGTGGCGGCGCTGGCCGAACAGCAGGGCGTTGCGCGATGGATTCAGCTTGATGACGATTATACGGATTTCGTGTACAAGTTTGACGGCGACGGGCAGTATCGGGAGCGGAAAATTCGGTCCCTGGACCGGGTGTTTGCGGCGTTAGTGCAGTTTCAGCAAAGCACGCCGGCCGTGACCATCTGCATGGCGCAGAATGGCGATTTTTTAGGAGGAGCGAAATCGCGATACGGGCAAGCGGTGCTGTTGATGCGGAAAGCGATGAATACGTTCGTCTGCTCAAGGGACAAGCCGCTGCAGTTTGTCGGCCGGATAAACGAGGACGTCAATACGTATGTCACGGCTGGGATGCGCGGCGCGTTGCTATGTAGCATCAACACGGTGGCGATCATCCAAAAGCAAACGCAGAGCAATAAGGGCGGGATGACGGAAACGTACCTCGCGGCCGGGACGTACCTCAAGTCGTTTTACACGGTGATGATGGCGCCGTCCTGCGTAAAAATCGGCATGATGGGGCAAAACCATCGTCGGATTCATCATCGGATTGCCTGGCGATATGCGGTTCCGAAGATCATCGACCAACGGCATCGGAAGCCGTAAGGCCTCCGGCATAAACAATGGGGGAACAGTGACAACAAAGAACCTCAAGCCGTTTCCGAAGGGCGTCAGCGGGAACCCGAAGGGGCGGCCAAAGCTGCCCGACATCCGCGAGGCTTTGGCGAAGGTGCTGGCCGACGAAAAAGACGGCATCACGGCGCTCGAGGCGACCCTCGCGGCGCTGCGGGCGAAGGCAGTCCGGGGCGACGTTCGGGCGGCGGAGGTGCTGCTCGATCGGGCGTTCGGAAAGGCGGCGCAAACAATGGACGTGACCTCGGCCGGCGAGAAGATCGTGACGCCGCCGATTGTCTGGTCGGATGCGGTGGGGTCGTGAAGTATTACGAAGGATGGTGGGAGGCGAACCACGTGACGCGCGGCAACGATCTCGCGCGGTGGCTCTGGGAGTCGGATCGCTCGAGCCGTGAGGCGGTCGGGGCGATCGCGGACCGGTTGTGTCGGGACCGGCTCACCGTGCTCGAGTGCGGTCCTGGCGTCTATGTGGATGCCGAGATGATTTGGCAGGACCGGCCAGAAGTCGCGTACGCGGCGATTGATGTGACGCCGGCGATCGTGGCCGCGGGGACGGCGAAAGGGCTCGCGGTGCAGCTCGGGTCGGTTGAGGCCATTCCGTTGCCGGATCGCTCGGTCGACCTCGTGTACTGCCGGCACGTACTGGAGCATCTGCCGAGCTATCGTCAGGCGCTGACGGAGATGATGCGCGTCGCCTCGAGCGTGGCCGTGGCGGTGCTGTGGCGGCTCGATGTCGAGGCCGAGGCCGACGTCATCCTGTGGAATACGGTCGAGGACGTGCCCGACACCTTCCATAATATGTACGCGCAACGGGCGATCTCGGCGTGGTTGGACGGGCTCGGCGTGCCGTATACCTGGGAGCGGACGCGGCAGGATTGGGTGTTGACGATGGACGTGACGCGATGACGGGGGCGGGCTCGGCGACGGTCGAGCCGCTCGTGTTGCTCGCGCCGTACCGGGCCCTATTTCATCCCAACCCGTCCTGGCGTTACGCGTTTCTGACGGGCGGCCGCGGGTCGGGGAAATCGTTCCATCTGTCGGTGTTCCTGCTGAACCTGACGTACGAGACGGGGCACGTCATCCTGTTTACCCGGTACACGATGGAGTCGGCCGGCGCGTCGATTATCCCGGAGTTCGTGGATAAGCTCGAGCGGCTCGGCAAGCGGGACGATTTCGACATCACGCAAAAGGAAATCGTCAATAAGTGGACCGGCAGCCGTATCCTGTTCCGCGGCATCAAAACCTCGAGCGGGAACCAGACGGCTAAGCTCAAGTCGATTCAGGGCGTGACAACGTGGGTGCTCGACGAGGCCGAGGAATTGGTGGACCGGATGACGTTCGACCGGATCGACGACTCGATTCGCTCGCAGCTCCGGCCGAACCGCGTAATCCTGTCGCTCAACCCGTCGACGGTCGACCATTTCCTGCACGGGTTGTTCGTGGCCGCGCCGCGGCCGGATACGCTGTATATCCATACGACCTGGCAGGACAACCGCGACAACCTCTCGGAGTCGTTTCTCGCCAAGATCGAGGAGACACGGACCAGCAACCCCGGCCGGTACGCGCATATCTATGCCGGCGAGTGGTTGCGCGAGGTGGCCGGGCTACTGTGGACGCCGACGGAGATTCAACGGGCGCGCGTGGCGACGGCGCCGGACGATTTAAGCCGGGTCCTGGTGGCGATCGATCCCGCGGTGACGGCGAACGCGGAAAGCGACGAGACCGGCATCGTGGTCGTGGGGGCGGATCGGAACCGGCGCGGGTATGTGCTCGAGGACCTGTCGGGCCGGTATTCGCCAAACCAGTGGGCGACGATCGCGATTGACGCGGCGCGGCGGTGGAAGGGCTCGATCGTGGCCGAGACGAATCAGGGCGGCGATATGGTAACGGCGGTACTCAAGTCGCTGGGCGATCGGGCAAACGGTATCCGGATCATCGACGTGAAGGCGAGCCGGGGAAAGTTGGCGCGCGCGGAGCCGGTGTATTCGCTGTACCAAGAGCAGCGCATTTTTCATGTCGGGGCGTTCCCGTTGCTCGAATCGCAGATGGTAGGGTTCAATCCAGAAAACCAGATCACGTCGCCGGACCGGGTGGATGCGCTCGTCTGGGGGCTCTCGGCGCTGCTCTTGACCGGGGCGCAAGCGTTTGTTGTGTGACGGGCCGTAGGTGTCAAGGATGAACGTCGGTTCGGTTGACGCGTCGCGCGGGGCGGCGTAGGCTTGCAGGGGAATGTGTCACTCTATTTCGTCGGGGCCGCATGACTGAAAACCGACCGCCGTTGTTGACGCGCCTGTCGACGGCGCTGCGGACCTTGCGCGGCGAGGCGATGGTGCCGGCCGCGAGCGCGCGCGCGATCATCGACACGACGTATCCGAACTTCCCTGGCGGCACGGCGCAAGCGGCGCTGGTGCGGACGGCGAACCCGCAGGAGTATAAGCCGGACGGCGCGACGATTCGCGTGCAGGGCTTTAGCCGGCATCCGGTCGTGCACGCCTGTATCCGCGTGGTGGCCGATATCGTGGCCTCGGTGCCGTTGGTGGTCCTGACCGAAAAGGGTAATCGCGAGTCGCGGGTGCCGGAGACGCATCCGTTGCAGCGGTTGCTCGATTATCCTGGGCCGCGGTTCACGGCGCGGCAGATGCGGACGCGGTACGCGGTCGACTACCTCGGATACGGCAACGCGTTTTTTCAGATGGACCGGCCGAGCCACAACCGGCCGCCGGTGGCGCTCCGGTCGGTCAATGCGGAGTCGATCCAAACGGTGTGGGTGGATGCGGACGGCGACGCGCGGCGATACGATTACGGCAACTGGGCCGGCATTATCGTGCAGGTGCCGGTCGAGGACATGATCCATTTCAAAGACATGGAAATGTCCCGGCCGTTCGCGCCGGACGTGTTCGGGTTCCCGCGAGGGGCGACCGCGATCGCGAGCATGACGGCCGATAACGAGGCGACGCAGTACGTGCGGCAGGTCGTGACCAACGACGGGACGCCGACGTTCGCGGTCTTGCTGTCGGATGAGGCGACGCAGGACGATGCGGTCGCGATGCAGGACCGGTATCGGGCGCGGGTCGTGGATCGCGGCAAGCGCGGGTCGCCGGCGTTCTTTGGGGCGGTGCGGGATATTAAGCCGCTCGGCTTTACGTTGTCGGACCTCGAGTTCCCGAGCCTCCGGCGCGTCTCGCGCGAGGATATTTGCGCGGCCTACGGCGTCGACCCTCGAATGATCGGGATCGCGTCGGCCACGTCGGACGCTGGTCTATCGGGGGCGCAGTACGCGGAGGCGCGGGCGCGGCTCGTGCAGCATACGATCGAGCCGATGATGTCGGCGATCGAGGACGAACTAAATAACTGGCTCGCGCCGGAGTTCGGCAACGTCTGGATCACCTACGACCACGACATCCTGCGGGACCTCGTGGAGAATGACGGCGAGACCAGCGAGCGCGTCCGGGCCGAGTTCAAGGATTCGCTCCGCACGTGGGAGGAAGCGCGGCGCGCGCTTAAGCTGTCGCCGGTGCCGGAGCCGGCCGATACCCTGGCGATGACGACCGGTACGACGTTGGTGCCGGCCGCGACGGCGGTGATCGATCCGACCGCGGTGCTCGAGGCGCCCCCGGCCACGGATAACGAGACGCCGGCGGTGGGGCCTGGGCCGATGGTTACGGAAGCGCAGGACGAAGCGGACGCTGAGGGCGACGCGATGGCCGGCCTCGAGGACGAGCAGGGCCGCGCGGACGGGATGTCGAACTTCCCGGCGAAGGGCGACAATAAGGCGGTGAGCCTCCGCAACTCGCAGTGGAAGCTGTTCCCGGTGGCCGAGGCCGAGGACCTGAAAGCAAACTGGCCGGCTATCTGGCGGAAGGGCGGCAATATCCGCGGGAATCGGCAGTTTATCGCGCTGGCGCCGATCGCGAAGCGCGGCGGGAAGCCTGACGGGCTGGCCGAGGAAAACGCGATCCGGCTCCGTGAGGCGTGGGGCGCGCGGCATCGTGGGAATACGCGACTCGCTGGCGTCGTCGCCCAAGTGAAATGGCTCGTCGTGGGCGATAACGGGTTGCCGTTTATGCGCGAGGTGCTGCGCGAGGCAAAGGCGAAGGTAAAGGGGCGGAACGCGGCGTACCTCGAGGTGCGCG